AAGCCAATCCATCTGAGAGATATTTATCCCCATAAATAAAAGTATCAGGTGCGTCTACCACTATATGATGAGGAGCGGCAGGAAGGACAGTAACCATTGCAACGGCAGAGACCTCGCCCTGCCTTGCTATTATTGTCGCCCTTCCTTCCTTAGAGGATGTGAAAATGCCATCTATAATTATGCCGTCTGGGGATGTAAATTGAGCGTCAATATTTTCGTTATCCTTGCCAACAGCAACAAATTGGAGATTGCCGCCAGCAATTACAACGCCGTTCATAGGGAAGATTGAAATTTGTTCAGTTTGTGTTCCTGTGGTAGATGTACCAATGGTAGATGTCCCTATAGTAGTATCGGTTGCAGATACAAACTGCGTAAATAGCAGAAGCAAAATGGTTAAAAAAAAGGTTGGAAATTTCATGACAAACTGCCTCCGTTAATCTGTAACATCAATATAATACAGGATAATGCTTGTCGCCCCTGGTGCAGTCATTTTTAGTGATAATCCCGTAACGATCATGTTCGCATCATTCCCGATAGCCCCTTTCGTATCCAAATATGTTGAATAAAAGGGTGAATTATCAGTATTATTGAAATAAAAAATACCCTTATTTACTTCATCAAGGCTGTGGATTTCATAGCCATAGATATGGATGGTATGCCCTGCTGCAACAGTCAAGAGAACATGGCCAGATACGGCTGTACCTGTGCCATAATATAGGAAAGTACAGCCAGGGTATGGCAACGCCGAGATATGTAATTTAGTAGGGTCATCTTGCTTAATTGGCATAGCAATGTCCTGAGCGGACACAAACGATGTGGAAAAAAGATATATGATAGCTGCTAAAAGTAGTTTTTTCATTTTACCCCTCTATGGTGAGGGAGGCTCAACAGCCGCCTCCCTCTATTCGACCTAAGCCTTAGTTAGTTACTTCGAGACCACACCAGCTAAAATATGCTGTTACTGCGACTGCTTCGTTATTTGTTGCCGTTACAGACAATACTGTTGCTGCGGGGATAGTGTAATTGTCTCCCAAGTACACATCAACCTGTGAGTTTCCAGCTTCCGTTCCCAATGCCTTCTTATTCGCTCCTGCAACCTTTACCAACACTAAGCCATCACCCTTCATTGTCGCACCGAAAGCATTGATATGTAATGTCTTTGCTGCGGTTACGGTATAGCTGCCAATTTCTGTTGTTGCACCTGCGGCAATGGACAAAGTGTAATATCCGCTTACTGCCGTCCCTTGAGCACTACCTACGATATTCACGGGCACGGTGCCCTGTATTCCAACTTTCAGATTACCATTACCATCTAAAGCCGATGGCAACTGTGCAGAATCCACGGAGATAACATTTCCATTATCCTTGATCCCCACATCGTTCGCAATCCCTGTCAATGTTCCAAGGATATTGACATCCACAGAACCATTTGCCCCGATTACCAAGACATCTGTACCATCCGTTACCTTCACTTTTCCTAAGTTCGTATCGATTGTGGTGTCCAGCTTGACATTTGCTGTCCCCTGCTCGTGCACCTTCAGGTTGCCATTTGCGTCCAATGCTGTGGGTAACTGTGCAGACCTAACCTTCCCTGGGTTTGTCTCCGTAAAAAGCCATGCTGTCCCATCCGAAAGCCTTGCAGATGACGGTATGTCAACCTTTGAGCTTGCATACGAAATGCTTGCCACCATAGCCATTGCCATTGCCAAACCTAATATTCTTCTCATTGTCTTTTTCTCCTTTTCGTTTTAATTTTAGGTATCATACCTAATTTTATCTACTGAGCTGTTTGCCATGATAAATCGACCGCCTGCCCGATTTCGCTATCGGTGGACTTTATCTCAATGACAATAGCTGTTCCTGACAATATTTTAATGCCCTCACCAAAGTCAATGGTTGCATTTGGATTTGTTGGGTTTATTCTTGCAACCCTATTGTAGTGTGGAGATGGTAAAGTTACTGTTATCTTTGCGTCTCCACCATAACCAGAGATATTGATATTGGATAAGTAACAATCGGTTAATTGTGATGGGATTGTAATGGTTGCAAGCTGTCCTGCTGGGATTGTGATGGTTGCAGTGCCTTCGACAACCCAGGGAAGGATGACTCCTGAAGTTCGTAACTGCCTGTGTCCGCCTGTCCCCGTAGCAGTCTCGTAAAGGGCGTTTTTCAAGACATTGCCTGCGTTGTTATTCATATCCCATGCAGCGACTAAGGCAAAGCTTGGTGTGGCTATGACCATGAAGAGAAAAAATATTACTACTCGCATTTTTCACCCCCGTAGCAGATTAAATGACTTAGGGACAAAACTTCTCAATCCCATACCAAAAGCGAAGAGCTTTCGAGCTTCGTTGTCAATGCCTTTGGCTATTGTTAAAAGAGACATATTGTGCTTTTCCTCTGCTGTGTCAATCTCAGCATATAATTCATCTTTTCTATTAATAGAACATCTCTTAAGGTGCTCTATTGTCCTGTCGTCAAGCTGCCTGAACGACCCGTCATCTTCACGGCAACTATACACCATGAAAGGCTTTTCGTTTTCACCCATAAATTGGAATATGTCAAAGCAATTGGTGTATGGGCTGAACATTGGGAACAATTGATCGTTCAGACGCTTTAATTTGACCACAAACTCCACAGGAGGTCTTACTGTAGATACCTTTCTGTATTCTGATATTGTCATAAAACCTCCTGCCAGAATGATTACCTATAGAGAGAGTTGTTGTTTCTGTAAACAACATTCCTGTAAGGGGCATGGCACGCTACTTGTCCAACCAATTGGATTTGAGCATCCCAAATGTCTTTCCCCGCCTGTTTGCGAAGGACTATATCGTCTATCCCTTCACCCACAGACTGTATTAATTGACTCCCTTTTGCCATAGGATGAAACTTCATTGTCTCCTGTTGGATGACAAGTATTGTTCCAGGATAAACATATTTCCCTATTCTTAATGGGACATTGTCATGTTTATCTGTTTCTATGTGACCGTCCACCTTCCCTACATTAACAAATTGAACTTTAGTACCATAGAAGTCTCTATATGCTGTCTTAAACTTCTTAGGCATCCAGAACACAGTTGGTTTCTCTTTTCTGTCCAGTTCCATGTCAAGGATTATATCGTCCAAGTCTGTTGGGGTGAATAAACCTGTAGTTAATTCACTCCCAACGATAACATTGTCCGTCACGACCCTCGCAGAAAACATCTCGCTCCCTGCCCTCTGTTTTTCCTGAAACATCCCGCCAGGCACAGTTTCAGCATCCCCAACTATCCCAAAATACCCCATAAACTCCTTATCTTTTGACCTGTTCAGATAGATACCTCTCCCTGCTGTAACTCCGGTAGCAGTCCCTACTAAGTCAATGTAATTCCCGCCAGGCGAAGAACTCCTAAAGACTTTACCTATTTTGTAAGCAGGTAACCCTAAAACTGCTGTCTTGCTGGCATCTGCGGTACAGAATTGAACGAGTGTCCCTTTTGTAAGATAGATTGCTCCAGGCACATCTGTAAGAACAACACGGGTGACGCCTTCAACCGTAGACGAACTTACAACCTCGGCAAGTTTACCTGTACCATTTCCCATAAATAGCTGTCGTTCAATATTATCTTGAAAAGTCTTTGTCGAAGATTGTGTTTCGGCAACTAAAGCATCTATCACCGAATTTTGTCCGCCCTTAGTCGCTCTCAACGAAGTGCCAGAGATTGAAAGTGACCCCATAGTTGTCCTTGGTCTGATCAAAACATTCTCAATCTTCATTGTACCAGCCTCTGGATGCGGATCCTTTTCATCCACAGACCCAGTGCCATAACTTTCCTCTGTTATGATAGGTATTTTTACATACTCGCCACCTGTAGTCTCTCCATCCTTAGCAAGGTCATCCCAGCCAGGGGTTTGCTTTACTATAAAGTCATTCACTACAGGGAGGATTTGATGCTTAAACGCTTCACTTAATACTGATAGTTCCATACCCATTGTTTTTTCCTCCTATTTGTTTCGTTCTATCTTTAGGAGTCCTACTCTTTTTTAACGCAGTTTAGTCTGCGAAACTCGCTTTTTCTATCATACACCATAAAACAGTTTTTGTCAAGAAATATTTTACATTATTGCCAAGGAAGTATTTGCTTTAGGTTTGCCCTTAGCTCATCCCATGTTTTCGCCGGAGTGGTAACGATACCTTGCCCTCCAGCAGCATATACGCCCGGAACCGCCGACTTGCCAGCCAGGTATTCCGCTTTCCATGCTTCCTTTTGTACGATAACCTGTTTGTTCATCTCTGCTACAAATAACGGGAAGACATCAGGACGCATAAGCTCAGGCTCGTTAAGAATTAATGCCCTCATCTCGTGAGGGTTTATTCCTGGATTTTCTTTAATAGCAGTATTAATGGAATCATCTAAAAACCTACTTTGTGCCTCATACATCTCAGTCTGTCGTTGATCGCTCTGCTCTTTTTTATATTGCTCAAATTCTTCTCGTGTTGGGAACGGCAATGGCTCTGTGCCTGTTGCTGGTTCTGATTCTGGTTCTCCTTCTGGTTCTCTGTTTGTCAAATCAGCCAAGAGAGCGTCATATTTTGTCTGTAGTGCCGCAAGACTCTCTTTCCCTACCCTATTCTGGGTTATTAACTCGGATACTCTTACGTCCGGTATGTGTTGCCTGTCCACCGCTGCTGCCGCATTGGGGTCTGGTGGAGCTACTACTATCGGGGCTGCCTCTGTACCAGTACCTTCACCCTCGCACATTACCGTAAACCTGCCCTGACTGCCTGTGAAATTGCCTGTTGTGTTCATTGAACACCTCCTTGGTCTAATACACTATTTAACGGCATAGTGACCGATTTTAGACTTATCCTATCGGTGTCCCTCCAGCGTCAGGGTTTCCTAATGCCTGTTGGTTTTTCTGCTCTCCTGTCATGCCTGCTGCTTGCTGCTGCATAGCTTCTTGCATAACTTCTTGTTGTATTGCATCTTTGTGATATCCTGTATGCGAGTAAAACATGTGCTTGACTTCATCGGTATAACCCAAGAACTCCACAGTCTTCATCACGGGGTGGTGTGTGTTAAGATGAATGAGATGGTTATCTATGTCTCTAATCTCGCACAACTCTCCGTTCATCATTTGTTGATTTTCGTATATAGCAAAATCAGTATCTAAGGTGTCATCAAAGTTGTCTTCTGTGTCGTTGTATTTCATTAGCTCTCTGGCTTTTTTACTTCCTGGACGGTTATCATCGAAGACACCTGACATGAAGTCTTGCCTGACCACCTCTCGCCTTGTACTTGCTGACCTTGGTAGTCCGCTGCCAACCTGAATGTCAACTGTTATTTCTTCGGCTAATTCGCTTGCGTCAATTTTTATGCCGCCGGCAAATGTTCTGACTTCTTTATAGCCGTCTTTGGCTAACATCAAGAGAAGCCGCCCGAGATTGCACAGGCTGTTATTAAAATTGGTTGTGTCTGGTGCGAGGTTTGTTGAATCTTCCTCTGCCATCTGAGATATTTCTGTGGCTGTCCTCTTTGTTTTCGCCCAACTTACAGTGTGGATACCAATAAAGTTTTCAAGGTCGGCTTTGATCCGGTCAAGCTGCATGAATACATGGGAGGGCATACTCACTGGCATCATCTGGTGCGGCTCTCCACCCATATGGTCGTACTCTACGACTTCATTAGTAGAGTTATCCATTGCAGTGGATATAACCTTGCCTCCACGAGGTAGCATAGTCTTTATCCCTGCAAAACTTTCTATGTTGCCATATATCTTTGCGTTTATTTTGTTGTATTCCCTCTGTAGCCCTCGTGTTTGCGTCAGTATTGACTGGGGAATTATACTGATAAGGTTAGAAATGCCAAAGGTGAAGAGGATGTAGGGACTCCAGAGAGACGATTTGACATAAGGGTTTACTGTGTTTAAGTGTTCTTTGCCGTCTACGGTAACGACATATGAGCCTTCAGGACGGTCGCACCCAGGGCGGCTGTAATATTCTGTACAGGTGTATAGTGTGTCTGCGTCCTTATTGGGTAAGATAATCCCGTATACCCTCTGGATGTCGTCAGCGGTAAGTTTCTTGGTGTCGGCTATCCAAGCCATATCGTTGGCATCCGTCACATCAGGGATATTCATTTCAAGGATTGAACGGTTTTGTATGGATATGTCACCAGTGTAGATGTCTTGTTCAAGGTACTTGCCTGCTTTTTTATTCCAGGATACTTTTAGCCCCCCTATACCTGATAACAAGATATTATCCACTAATGTTATATATTTCTTTTGTAACTCAGACCCTCGACCTATGGCTCTCAGAAACTCTGTCGCTATCTTTGCTTGCCTCTTTAATAGTTCTGTCTTCCCTTCGGGTACAACGATAAGCTCAGGTAAGGTTGAGAGGAAGTATGCCTTAATCCTTCGGTATGGTCCAAGTATGATGTTGTTTGATGTGGGTTCTGCGGAGTCGGATACTACCATCCGACCCGTTACAGGGTTGTACTCTCCTAATGCGGCAGGGTTGCCCAGGAGCATGGCGGAGTTAATCTTCATGTCAGCACGGCTGCGAGACACGGTAACGCTCAGCCTATTGGCTCTGTCTGCTATGGTTGTCTTTGAGCTCATAATTCTACCTCGTGAAAAGTCTCTGGCTTAGGCTTCTCAGGCTTTCTTCCCCTGAACATCTTGCGTTCAATGTAGTGGGCGTCCATAATCCTGTCAAGCAGTCCTTGACGCTCAACAGAGTGCCATATTGCTTGGATAAGGATTACTCCTGAAAGTATGTAAATTATTATTGTTGTGTCCATGTCGAATATACTCCTTTTTTTAGTTTTTGTCAAGGATTATTTTTAATTAATATCCTGTGATAACCGTGAACCGTGACTACATGACAACCGAGCTTGAGGGCAATCTCAGAAATTGTATGCCCGAGGTCGTATAGCCGCCTGAACTCAAGCCGCCGAGCGGATATGGAGGATGGGTCTTTTTTTATTCCTGTACTCGCTGTCCTCGCTGTCCTCGCTGTACTCGCTGTACCTCGCTGTACCTCTGGGTCACGCATATTCCCAAGCTCGTGGGTCTCATAGTCTTCCCAGACTTCGTCTCTTATTTTGGTCTTCATGTCTGAACCTCCTCGTCATCCCCCGGTTTCCAATAGCGGATGGGTAGCTCATCAGGTTCTTTGTCTTTCTTTGCTGCCTCTATAATATCCTTTATCCTGTGGTAATATTTGATGTAAACGCAATACCGCAGACAGTCGTGTAAATGGCTCGCAGGGTTTGTGTCCTTTTTTTCTACCTTTTTTTTCACCTTATTTTCCACCTTATCACTTCTGTTATCCTCAAACACCAGGGTAGAAGTTATTCCTTTGAAAAGTATCGGACACGCCTCACGGTCTATTGTGAATAACCTCTGACCGTTCACTTCTACCATAAAGCTGCGGACAAGGTTGACACCTGCTATGATGTTCTGTTTACACATCCTCGGGTATATGCCGGCATCAGCCATCACCTTAGCTGCTGAGTACCCGGATGATGCCTCTCCATGCTTTGCTGATACATCACTGTAGTTTTCATAGATGTGTCCTGACCCAAAGAGCCTGTTCTCATACTCGGTGCAAGCGTGCAGAAAATCAAGCGTTTTTACCTTGTGGAGCAGCAATTCCCCTATTATTGATATACCCGCCTCAGACTCCTGTAGCCAAAGAGCCGCAGGGTTGTTGTATGAAATGTCGAAGGAACGCATTATTGTGGGCTTATAGGTATCTGGCTTGCCCTCAAACGCAAGTATGAACTCTGGGTAAAGGAGTCCACCAGCAAATGCAGAAAAGCAGAGGTTAAACTCAGCCGCAAATATTCTGCCCTCGTACCCGCCAGGCATACCCTCCGCCATCTTCTCTATCCAAGCTACGCTACGCTTCGCAGGGTCAGCCGAAAAGTGTATTGCTATTACGGTGAAGCCGTTTGTCTTATTTTTCCACGCTCTAATACCCGCAGGCGACTCCAGGATAGTAGCGCCGTGTGGATAAGGGGTATTTTTGTTGAATTGTGCGACACAATAGTCCAGTTTATTTTGCATAGTTATAATATAGCAGGAAGTTTGGGTTTTGTCAAGGATTATTTTTGTGGGGAGGAGTTTTTTAAGGGGATGCCTATATGGGCTACTGCCACTCTCCATGCTAACATACCTAATTCTTCATACCCCGCCCCCCCCTTACGGGGTATGCGTGAGTACATAGTCCATCACAGAGAAGATAAGATAGAAGGTGGAAGAGTTGTTTGTTTAATGAGAGAGATAAGAGAGACGGCGAGCGTCCAAAGGTGCTGGCTTGGCTTGCGTCACCATCACAGCACCACAGCAGCACCGAGAACGCAGGGCACACCGTGACACGGCGAACACGGCGAACACGGCGAACACGGCGACAAAGGCAGAAGGTTTTTAAGGCATGAAAGATGGCTTGAGCTTGTTATACGAACGGACACGGCGACACGGTGACACCGAGCGACACCGACAACCGTTCACCGATGGGACACGACACCGGGGACACGGCGGGACCGTGAGCCGAGAGGACACGGGGCGACCGAGAACGCAAGCGGTTCACGGTGGACACGGGGCGGAGGTGAGGAAAAGGGACGACCGGGGGAGAGGGAGGAGATGAGGGGGAGGAGAAAGCCTTGCCGATGATGAGAATTGTACGAAATATTACTATCTTCTATATTAATATAAAGGGTTATATTAATATAAGATAGTAATAAGTAAAAATTCAAACAGTATCGGCAAATTGGAGCCAAGGCATAAAATCGGTACATAAAAACGAAAAAAATACCCTTGTAAGTCTAATGGTTGCAACGGTTTATATAAGCAAAAATAAATGATTGACAAATAACGATAATCATGATATAATGATACTTATTGGATGAGGGAACGGCGGGTCAGGCAACTAAAGGCAGCCGATAAGACGGAGGTGGGGAAGATGAAAATGACAGAGGAAGAAAAAGATACTTTGTATCTGTGGAACGATCCAGGTTTTGATCCAACGGTAAACGATTTTGACGAAGAGATGACAAAAAAACTCTGTACTCAAGGGTACCTGCGATTAGTATCCAGAATGAACAGGTATCTGTTGACAAAAAAAGGGGAAGCTGTTATCTGTTAGCTTTCTTGTCCTGCCCTTACATCCGCGTGAGGGCAGGCTTGGACGGCTAAGCAGCCAAAGTCAAGGTTCAGGAGGAAGGAAAAATGGTAGCATGGGGTATTAAAACTAAATGGAACGGTACAATCTATTATCATATCGGCGAGTATAACACGGTTGAAGAGGCGTATGCAGAGGCCGTTAAGGGGTACGCTTGGTTTAACGGTAAAATAGGAGATATTTGCGTAATGAGCAGATAAAAATTTCCTTGCTTTTTATCCGTGTTATCATCTTGGTAGCACGGCTTGAAGGCAATAAAAATTGACAATAGAGGAGGTGATAAAGATGAGAAAACCAATAGCACTTGGGGCGGTATATACTGCAAGAGCAACACTTTTTAATAGTGCAGGTCAAAAAATCGGGACATGTACGGATACACCAAACGCAATAGCAAAGGCATTTATGGAAAATCGAAACGCTACAGCGGTCAAAGAATGCTACTCTAATATAGCCCAATGCCGCACAGAATTTAACCACAGAATGAACAAATTAAATGATTGTCAAAGTTTATTCAGGAATAAGTAAAAATTCCTGGCTCCCAGGGATAAGGGAAGGAAGAAGTAAAATGCAAAAAATAACGGGCAAAATGATTGATAACCAGGTTGAATGGCTAAACTCATTTCTACCTAAAGACAACCAGTTAAGCATTGGCAGCGGCTACGGGAAAACCAACATTGAAGCTAAAAATGGCAGTGTAAGCATTAAGTACGGATGCACAAAGAGAGAAGCGTACGACTATTTAACGGCTATGATTAAGGGCATACAGATGTTTAGGGGGTAGTATTTTGTGGATGCAGCAGTAAACCTGTTGCATCCCTTGAATGCTAAAATTTAAGGAAAAGGAGGTATTAAAATTATGAAAACAAAATATCTGGATGTTGTCAACAGTAAATTGGGATTAAGCTCGACTACTTCAATTTTGAGATCCGAAATGTATGCTTATAGCTCTTCAAAATTGAACGCATACAAAAAATTAGGGTATATTGTTTGCAACCGGCAAGGGGAGATGTTAATAACCTGGATCGGGGAACAAATGTTGAGGGCAGTGGATAGCGACGGGAAAGAAATATTATAGAATTAAAGCCAGCATCAACCAACCCGGGTCATGCCAGGGCAAGGGGATAACGGGCTAACGGAGGATAGATCATGAATTATCAAGAAATGTATGAACAGGCAGCCAAGGAAATCAGACGACTGTATCGGGTGTGCAGCGACTACGGGAACGTGATAGAAAAATTACGGGCAGACATGAACGGGCTAACCGCACATGTGGACAGCATGAAAGAAACGTTAACCTTCACGGGATAAGATTTTTTGTACTACCCATCAAGCCTGGTGGGTAGCGATAAAGTCTTAACACAAGGAGGTGGCCGAAATGAGCATAAAAGAAAAATCAAGACATATTCACCCATGCACCAGATGCGGGAAATTGATCAAAATTAAAGGTATGCCTTGCAGAGAATGCGTGTCAAAAATTTTATTCGAAAGACCGAAGGAGTAAATTGTTATCATTTTCAGACCTGAGCAAGTCCCGAAACTGCTCACATCTCAAGATAGTGGAGGGTAATATTATGTATATTGAAGTAAATTTTAGCAGTTTTTGCGATGCTTTTAATGGTGGAGACAGGGAGGGCAACTTTTCATATGCCGGGAAGAAAGCACTATTCGAATATCTGGAAAGCTTAGAAGAGGATACAAGCGAAATGATTGAGCTTGATGTTGTTGCTTTATGTGGCGAATATGCTGAGTATGCAGATTTTGCAGAACTTCAAAAAAATTATGATGTTGAATCAATGAAGGAGTTAGAGGAGAATACTACAGTAATCAAGATTGATTCTGATAGTTTTATCATCCAAAGTTATTAATCTTTTGTCAATCCCTCGGTTGATCCGAGGGATTGCTTGAAGGCTTTAATAAAGGCTAATGCGTTCTTTGAAAATTGAATATACCCGTCTCGTGCCACTTTTTCGTGGCAAGGAGACAAAAATGCGAGTAGTAGCAAAAAGCGTTGAATATAAGAGCGTAAGTTGTTATGGCGTGCAGAGAACATGGGATAGCATGAAAACCTTAGTAGGATATGAATATGTGTTTTTTGAAATTGAAGAAGGTCTGGCGTGGCAGCAGGTTAATATCAAAGATACAACGATTGGAATACCGTTGCTTAAAGAGGATTTTATATCCCTTTTTGATGTTGCGACAAAAACCATCACTATTACTAATGAGATTGTCATGGCTGGGATGGCTCGGCTGGATATAATGGCAAAACAAGCGGTACAAAAAAGAATAGATGAGGAGAAAGCAGAGAAGGAAAAAAGGGATACTGAATCAATAGAAAAAATCCTTAAACATCCTATCAATCAATTACTTAGTAGCACAAGTAAAGATGGTGGCTGGGTATACTATGTGGACTCATGGGTATTGCAGTATAAGGATAATCCATTGGTGTCAGAAAAAATTGCCTTAGCTATAGAGGAAGCTGGAGAAAGCACTAAAAAGAGCTTTGCGGCAACCGAGAAAAGGGAAGAAGAGAAACTGGCAGCACAAAGAATCCTTGACGAAGACAAAGTCAAATGGATTGCTACGCATGGCAGCGAGCGGTTAAAGCTGGCAGTAGCAGAAGGGTATAACGCCCAGAAACAGTATGTGATTGAGCGTGCTGCGGTGGAATTAGGTGTAGGTGCCACCGTGGATTATGACGACAAAGGGAAGTGGAAAGACAGAAGTTGTCCGAGCCTTGATGCACTCACTCTTGAAAAAGAGCTAAAGGTTAAAGGCTTTACCTCCTCAACGGTATGGGGCTATCTCTGTGACTGCAATGAGGATTGTGATTGCGAAAAGCACGAAATGGTGATTATTTCTGATTTTTTCGGTAAAGATGTGATTGTTGTAGAGTTTTAACTACAATCCTTTTTAGGGTTGTAGAATTTAATTTTGAGACGGGTATATTTAATTTTCAAAAGAAATGGTAAAAAAGGAGGTGATCAACAATGTATCACAATATCAATGAAGTTTACAGAGAAATGAAAAGTGTGGCAAGCAACAACTTTGGTGATTATGCCACAAAAACAGAGGCACGGCAAAATGTGAAGCTGGCCATTAAGCAGATGATAACAGAGTTTAAGAGCGTTCTGGAGGAGAATATTCAGGGCGTAGTTAAGGAGATGATGGAGGGTAAACTATGAAATCAACGCTACAGCAAACGATTAAAGAGCTTAAGAAACTATCTGCACAATATGATATTGTGAAGGTAGGAAAAAGAATAAAATTCGTGAGGAGGAAATAAGATGCCAATGTCAAGCAACGAAATTTTGATCGAACGGTACCCGCACCGCTTCCAGTACCTTCCCGGCGGGGAGATAGTTTTTTTCTGTCTGAACGGCAAAGCCAATTTTCTGGCATTACCCGAGACCGGGGCAGACTTTGAAACATTAACGGCTTTTTATGAGGCTGCGGGACGGGTAGAAGCGGTCAGACAGATCGAGCTATCTTTTTTCAAGGAAGTTGTGGGCTTATGCGAACTTGAAGGCTGGCAAGGGGACTTGAGCCACAAAAAATGTCAAGAATGCAAAAAAAAGGGAGGAAATGAAAGTGTCAAGACACGAAATGATTGAAGGCTTAAAGGAAAAAGCGTTAGGGTTTGACATTGTCCGAGTGGGAAAAAAGATATGTTTTGTAAAAAGACCTGAAGGAAAGGAAGGAGACAAAAACAATGGTAAAAGTTAAAAAGACAAAAACAAAGACAAAGAAAAAGTCCGGAACAAAAGCAGGGTATGTTACAAACTTCAAACTTGATCCTGAAAGCAAGGCAGGGCTGACAGCCATTGCAAAAGAAAAATACACCACTCAAGCAGAGATTCTGAGACAAGCTGTCAAGATGTATCTTGACAGTTACAAGATGATTGGTTGACGATTTATGCCGGCATCGTGCGTGACTATGCCGGCATACAAAAAAACAAAAATATCTCTTGACAAAAAGACCAAAGGCATGGTATAATAATAATTATTATCTTATTTGCGGAGGGTATAAAGTTGTATAGAATAGGAATTAAGGGAGAGAAGATTATTATTATCGAATGCGGCTATGATGCATTTATTGTAGCCGAGATTAGAAAAATATCCGGGGTGAAATGGGTCAAAGAGTTTCATCACTGGGAGCTAATTCCAAGCGTCCGGGCTATTCCACAGTTGTTTTTATTCGCTGACAAATTCAACTTTTTATGGGATTTCGGCGTTCGTGAGATGTTGGAAGGTGAATTAAAAACCTACAACAACAATCTTGGCTTAAACTCAAAGACACTGGCTAATATTGAGTTGCCAGGGCTTGCTCTGCCCTTGTTGCCTTTCCAGGTCGCAGGGGTACAATATCTGTCTGCCACACAAAGATGTTTTTTGGCAGACCATCCTGGATTGGGAAAAACCTGTCAGGCACTGGCAACAGTCGAACACCTTGATGCATACCCGGCTATAGTCGTGTGTCCGTCAATTCTGAAAGAAAATTGGCGGCGTGAGGCGGAGAAATTTCTACCAAGCAGAACGGCTGTAATCTGCGACAACAAGAATTACAAAGACATAAACGCTGATTTTGTAATTCTTAACTACGAAATGTTAAAAAAGTATATGCCCTACTTGAAGATAATGCAACCAAAGGCAGTTATATTTGATGAGATACATATATGCAAAGATAAAAAGCGGATCCGCTCTGTAGAGGCAAGAAAACTGTCCGAGGGCATAGGTGTCCGCTTGGGGCTGACAGGCACACCAATATTGTCCAGACCGAGTGAGCTAATCTCTCAACTGTATATACTGGGACAGATGGAACAATTTGGAAATGAATGGCAATTTTTACAACGATACTGTAGTGCAAAAAAAGAGGTAATCGGCTACGATAAAGAGAAAAAAGAGAAAAAGATTGCTTGGAATTTCTCCGGCGTGTCAAACGCTGCGGAGCTTAACGAGATATTAAGAAAAACCTGCTATATTCGCAGGACAAAAGCCGAGGTATTGCCTGAGCTACCAGAAAAACGATATTCAGAGATTGAGATTGAGATTGACAATCTTGAAGAATATCAGGCGGCAAGCGAGGATATAGTGGCGTACCTGGTTGAGGAGGGACACAGAGATAAAGTTTTTCTTGAAGAGACTAGAAGAATGTCGATTATTGACAGATGTGACGCTAAACATAGCAAGGCACGAATAATTGAACTACGGACCCGGAACGCTGAACACCTGGTGCGAATTACAGCCTTGAAAAAAATCGCAGTTAGAGGAAAGCTGGCGAGTATCAACGCATGGATTGATGACTTCCTGCTCACTGGTGAGAAGCTGGTCGTGTTCGCACATCACAGGGAGATAGTATGTCAACTGGCAGACCGTAAAGGAGCGGTAAAAGTGCTTGGCGGGGCAAAAGAGAGAAAGTGCCGGCAAGAAGCAATTGACAGCTTCCAGAATGATGCTGGAACGAATCTGATTGTTTGTTCTATGCTTGCCGGTGGCGTGGGTATTACTCTTACTGCAAGCTCAAATCTGGCTTTTACTGAACTTGCTTGGACACCGGCTATCCATGAGCAGGCAGAGGATAGGGAACATAGAATAGGACAGAAGGAGGCTGTCAATGTTTACTATTTTCTTGGTAAGGACACAATTGATGAAGATATTTATAGCCTTTTGCAGGAAAAAAAGAAAGTAGTCGACGCTGTGGTTGACGGTAAGGCTGTCAGTATTTTATCGGGATTAGTCGAGAGGCTAAAAACTAAAGGAGGAAAACCATGAGAAAGAAATATAGTTTTGTCGCACCGTTTTTCTGTATATGCTTTCTTGTCGTTGCGTCATGGGTAGTGGTACAGATCAATATGTGGTCAGACAGGGTAATCGCTGCGGAGTACAAAAACGATGGAGAATGAAGGGAAACAATACGATAGATGTTATGCTATTCTCTGCCGGGTACAGGGTTTGGAGTCTCCGGAGCAGATGACCAAAAGAGCTAAGATGGAAAAGGATAACGAAGAGAAACAAGAAGAGGAGATGGCAAATGATAACGATTAATATGTCAAGCCTCATAAAAGAGGCTCAATTTATCCATGATGAGATAAAGAGATGCCTACTCGCTGGGGTAGAGGTTACACTTGATTTTGAGGGTCTTGAAGTCTGCCCTTCGTGCTTCCTGAATGTTGCCATAGGGCAGCTGTATGGAGATAGCAGGGTAAACAAAGATAATCTGAAGATTAAAAACATCCAACCAGAAGATACAAAAACACTGAAACTGGTGGTTGAGAATGCTAAGAGATTTTTTAAGGAGAAAGATATTCTGGTTGGTGCTGTGGCATGACATGGCAATACCAGTGGTTCTGCCCTGCAACAGAATCGGATCTGCTCAAGCTGCTGGTTGACTGGGAGTATGTGTGCTGGCATGGGGTGTATCATGCGGTGATGCTAAGGAGGATAGTCAATGTTGAACCCTAAAGCGTCCCCAGTGGACGACATGTCAAGTCTTTTTGGCAATCTGTGTGGGGACAAAAACTGGAAACAAAAAGTAGAAAAACCTATAATTAAGGCAGCAGATGCTTTTTTGAATATTTATAAAAAGGCGTTGGCTGCACAAGATAAAATCGAAAATAGTTGAGAGGAAATATGAAAGACTGGACAGGTAGCAAAAGCACGCCATTCGTAACCATGGGTGCGTCTAATCATTCCACTGGTGAACGGCACAGTGAAGACTTCTACGCAACTGAACCGTCTGCCATTGATGACCTGTTCAAAGTAGAGAGTTTTTCACCCCGTATCTGGGAGCCTGCTTGTGGTCAAGGGCATCTGAGTAAACGGATGATTGAACTCGGCAAAGATGTGTATTCAACTGATTTGGTTGATCGTGGGTATGGGGACACTTGGTTTGACTTCCTGCACTATGGCGAGTATTTTACTCCATGTTGCAGGGATGCTATTATAGGCAGGTCAATTATTACAAACCCACCGTATTCCAAAGCTCAGGAATTTTGCGAACAGGCTATAAAACTGACAGGGGATAAAGTGGCTATGTTTCTGAAACTAACCTTTCTGGAAGGACAGACACGAGCTGTGTTCTTCAAACAATACCCACCAAAGACCGTGTATGTGTTTTCTAAACGCAAGAACTGTGTTAAGAATGGAGAGTTTAAAAAAGGGTACTCATCAACTATTGCCTTTGCTTGGTTTGTGTGGGTGAAAGGATGGCATGGTAAGCCTGAGATTGAGTGGATTTGAAAATAGTTAAGGAAAGGTTAAAATAATGCTTGACAAAATAGTAAAAATCATGTATAATCATAAAATATCAATAAGGAGGTTAAAAATGGTAGAATATTTGAAAGTGAAAGAAGTCGCAACGATTGCCAGAGTAAGCAGACAGACGGTAGATGTCTGGATTAAAGAGAAAGGATTGCCTGCGGTACGGATTGGTGGGTCATGGCGAATATCTAAGCAAGAGCTTGAGTTATGGATAAAAAAAGAAAAGGGAGATTGAGCCATGGAAAAAAAGAAAGATTTGCCTTATATGCCTTTCTATGTTGGAGATTGGCGAAAGGCGCCTGATGTCCGTTCATTATCTCTTGAAGAGAGAGGTTTATGGTTTGAAATGCTTTGTCTTATGTGGGAGTCCCCACGGAGAGGGTATCTTACTATTGATGGTAAAACATCTATAGACGATAAAACCCTTAGCCGTATGGTAGGGGAAGACATTTTTGTTATAACAAAAATTAAGCAGGTGTTAGAGAGATGTAATGTATATTCTATTGAAGAAGGTACTGGTATTATTTATAACCGTAGAATAGTCCGTGATGAGGCTATTAAGATAAGTCGTTCTGCTGCTGGAGTTTTAGGAATGAAGAGCCGATATAAAAAGAAGGTTTGTTATAACAAAAGTAATAACAAAGATATTAACAAAGGGATAACAAACGCTGATATTGATATTGATATTGATATTGATATTAAAGATAGTAAAAAAGAGAAGAAAAATAAGTATTTAGATTTTATATTATTAACGGAATTTGAACATCAAGAATTAATCGAAAAACTGGGAGTAGAAAAAGTAGCATCTATGATAACCAGATTAAATGGTTATATTGGACAGATAGGAGAAAAAGCAGCAAAGAAAAGGTTTACATCTCATTATCATACAATTCTTAACTGGGTTAGGAAAGATGAAGAGGACGCCCCTGCCCCCCGTGGGCAATACATTATGACCTTTGACGAGGCAGTAGAGGAGGAAAGACAGAATGAAATTAACAGAAAAAATGCTGGCATCTCTGATGAATGAAACTAACGAGACTCTTCTTAACCGGATTAAAATAACAACCCCGATGGTTAATGGCTACCTCAGGAATCTTATCTCTTATGATTATCCTGTTGTTGCACATGCGTTCCGGAGATGCGAACGAGAAGAAATATACTACCCCACGGTTGCCGTCCTGATTGCTATTATCGAAGAGATAACACTCTCCGGTAAGCAAATCCTTGAGACTGATGCGTATTTACAGCAATTACCGATACCGTGCAAAAAAGAATACTCCAGTGAACAGGAAAAAAACAGAGACGAAAGAAGACTGGCCAGGAGAGATAGAGAGTCCAGGCAAACTGACAACCACGAATGGGATCAAATCAAAATGGAAGAGATGGAAGACGCATATCTCTATCCAGAAGATAGGATTTTTACTGGATTCCCGAAGCTGGACAGGTTCACGGATGGGTTTGGAAAAGGTGAATATATCGTGATTGGTGCCAGACCAAGCACAGGAAAATCAGCTATAACAACCAGTATAACTGCTTACAACAGAAGTGAGGGTAAAAATATAGTTGTTTTTGTGTTGGAGTCCACGATTGACAACTACATGAACAGGCTAAACGCCATAAGCACAGGGTATCCCGTACGAGGATTCAGAAAGGGTTATCTTGTGAAAGATATTGACATTTTAAGAGACATATCTATGACATTTGAGAAAAGGATAGTATCAGAAAATAAAATCTTTTTCTCTAAGGAAAATAAAATTGACAAGATGTTATCCGAAATAGAAGAATATGTTTTTAAGGAAAAATGTGAGTTAATAATTGTTGACCACATTGGAAAAATTATGGCAGGGATGCAGGGAAACGACAACCAACAACTCTCTCATGTGTCCAATTCTCTGTCAAAGATTGCCTCACGCCTGGACACAACCGTAATCGTGAATAGCCAGCTATCACGGTCAGGGAAAGAGAGGGCGGATAAATTCCCTTTACTGACTGACTTAAGATCGTCCGGCAGCCTGGAGCAAGATGCTGATGTGGTACTTCTGTTGCACAGAGCACAGAATGAACCCCACGACACAACGATTGAAATAGCAAAAAACAGAGACGGCAGGAAAGGCAGAATACAATTTTACTTTGATGGAGAGACTGTGAGTTTCAAAGAAACAGAAATTTAGGCAGTTTAAGCCAAGTTAAGGTATGATACGGACACGATAAACAGGAATAGGTAGTTATTATGTTAACAACGAGAGAAAGGCTGTTAAAATCGAAATCAAGAGAAAGACGAGTATATACCACCTTAAGAGAAATTATGGAATCTGACGGTATCAAGCTCACAGGGCTTGGTGTAGAAAAAAAGGGGCTGTGTCCGTTTCATAAAGACACAAATCCAAGCATGTATGTAAATATTGAGAAAGATATGTTTTTCTGCCATGTCTGTGGGGCAGGTGGTGGAAAATTAAAATATGTTCAACTCAGGGATAATGTTAGTTGTGAAGAGGCAAAGGATAAGTTGGGATATACTAAGCTATCTTTTTCTGATAGAGAATTTTATAAATTGTTGCATGAGGCGAAAGAAGAGTTAAGGAAAAGTGAAATTTTTGATGCAATAAACTGCCTTAAAAATTATGACACTTTGACGAAAGAAGAAAAATTAGTAAAGTGTTTAATTAATGTTTTCAGATGGAAGGGAAAGGATGTGAGTAAAAATCTTTCATTGATAATAGGAGTTTTAAGGGGTGAAATATTGGAGGACAAAAGTGATAATAAAATTACATTTTCCTGAAATGAGCAAAATATGTAAAGAGATTATTATAGAAGGACTGGAAGAGTTGATTGCCAATAGAGATTGTGAGAATATCACGATATTGAGGCATGTGGAGAAAATGGAAGTGCTTCAAGACGAAAGGCAAGGAGGAAATAAATGTTAAGAAAAACCATAGATGGCTGGATTAACGATGAAGACGAAATCGTCCCGTTCCGTGATGGCATAGAGCCTGCTCAACCGGAGCCGAAACGAAAAAGAAAGCCCTGTTGGAGGAATGAAGCCACACAACGAAGGCGTATAGAAATGGCAGAACTTTATAAAGAAGGCAAAGACATATTAGATATTTCAGTAACTATGGGGTTGTCAATAAAGACGGTATATGCGGGGCTTGCGGTTATGGGGCTGAGGCAGAAAAAATGCCATATAAAAAATAGTTGAAAATAGTTATTGACAAATCACGAAAAGTATGGTATATTGATAATTATAGAAATAAAAAGTCAAGTTTTTCAAGGAGGTATTGCTATGGAGGATGAGATAATTGTACTTAAGCCTGTTACAATTAAGACGCAATCGATAGAGGTAGTGAAGTTGTTGGAAAGGTCGAATATTATTGTGATCGAAAATGCTGTTGATGCCGAAAACGGAAGTTTTTTAAGAGCAGAATTGAAGAAAATGGAAAAAGCTGTTAAAGGCGAGCAAGACAGTTATACTGACCCTCTTAAAGAGGTCATGGATAAGATCAAAAACAACTATAAGAATCCTTTAGCTATGCTGAAAGCAGCATGGGAAAAGATTGACGAGAAGTTGCTTGCCTATCGGAAAGCCGAGCAAAAGAGAGTAGATGACGCAAATAAGGAAAGACAAATGCTTATTGATATTCAAGTAGCCACAGAGAAGGCAGAATTGAAGAAAAAGGCAGATGATATGCGGAGAGAGGCAGAGTTGTTACAAAAAAAACTGGAGGAGGAAATAACAGCAAGAGAGGAGGAAAAGAAAAAACACGAGACAGAATTAAATAAAGGCACAGATGCTATCCTTGAGAGGAAGAGGCTCAGGGAAGAGGCAGTGGAGTCCAAGAAGAGGGAGGACGAGCAGAGGGCAAGGATAAAACAGCTTGAAGAGGAGGCAGAAAAGGCAAAGAATACAAAGATTATCACTGAAGAGCCTCCTCTTCAAAAGGTACACAAAATTATGGGTGTGGCAGTAAAAACATCATGGAAATATAGGGTCATTGATATATCTATGGTTGAAATGGAATATCTTATTGTAAACGATTCTCTGGTGTCTGAAATTGCCAGAAAATCAAAAGGGAAAGCCGTGATTAGTGGTATTGAGTTCTACGATGAAGAGTATTTTGCAGGTGCTAAAGTTTAGAAGTTTAGAAGGAGGTAAATGATGGGAAGTTTTACAAAGGCTGTAAAAAGCAAGGCAAAATTAAGGCTGTGCATTATGGGCACGGCAGGGTCAGGGAAGACATATTCTGCTTTGCAAATAGCAAAGGGGATAGGCAAGAAAATCTGTGTAATAGACACAGAGCACGGTTCAGCGTCACTATACTCCAATCTTCTGGAGTATGACACTTGCGTATTTGAGCCACCGTTCCATGCTGAGAAGCTGGTTAAGCTCATTGATGAGGCAGAGGCAGAGGGGTATGATGTAATTATTATAGACTCTGTTAGTCACTTCTGGGCTGGCGAGGGTGGTATGCTTGAGAGGAAGGACGCTATAGGAGAAAAGACAGGCAACTCATTCACTGCATGGGGTAAAGTAACCCCGATATACACAAAGATGGTAGAGGCGATACTACAGTCGAAAAGCCATATGATTGTAACCCTCCGGACAAAGACGGAGTATGTCATTGAGCAGAATGATAAAGGGAAGAGTACGCCGAAAAAGGTGGGGCTTGCACCTGTAGCAAGGGATGGGATAGAATATGAATTTACGACCGTTTTTGACATTGACCAGTCGCATAATTGTTGCGTGTCAAAGGATAGGTCAGGGCTGTTTGATGTTAATATCCCGTTCGTCCCTGGTGAGAAAACAGGAAAGTTGCTCTTGGAGTGGCTTAACTCCGGAGTAGAGACTACCGATAAGGCTAAGAACGAAGATAAGCCTACCCTTGAGCATGAGTCTGCCCCTAAGCATACCCCTAAGACGGAACCTAAGACTGCGACTGAGGCAGAGACTAAATCAAAGACTGAATCTAAAAATAAGCCTTTGACTAAGCCTAAGACTGACTTTGAGTCCATGAAGGCAAGGATGATTGAGATAGGCAACTTGCCAGGGGTACAGAACTGGTGGGTTAAATATGCTCCAATGATAGCATTGCTGACACCTGAGCAACAAGAGGAGTTAAAAGCAATAGGCACATCTTTTAGGGAAGAGTTTAATAAAAAGAGACAGGATTCTATGGGAGATGTTGAGACTGAGCTTGCTGAGATTGATACTGAGCTTGAGGCTGAGAAAAAACTTGGTCTTAAGCCGAAACAGCAAGGAGACGAGCCGCAGGACAAAATACTATGTTTCATAGAGGATAAGTGTGGACTTATTTCCGAGTTTGCAGCCTATACAGAGAAAGCCTTTGGTTGCTCTCCTACTACTCTGAAGGATAACCCCAAGGCATTTGCCGAGATTTCTTCTTGGGTGGCAGACTATACCAGTCTGCTGGACAGTAAGAAAATGACTATGCAAGAGGTCATTGATGATATTAAGGATGTGATGAGAGAAAGGCTACAGGCACTATTGGATGAAGCACAGAGAGGAGAAACACGATGAGTAGAAAAGAGTTGCAGGCACTATTGGATGAAGCACAGAGAGGCAAGTATTCTTTGTTGTTCTGAATGTTGTTTCTGTTGGGATGTTGATGCTCTTTTGACTGCCGAGGCTGAGGAGAATGAGAGAGAGGCTACAACATCCCCTGAACCAGACTATGACAGGGATGATGACGAAAGGGAATGGAATGCGGGGTATGACGAGGGGGTAAGATGTTTGAACAAATATTTGAAGAACTACACGAGGTATCCCCTTGTCCGGTCGCTCTGATAGCACAGGCAGCCATCTTTGGCGAGATGGTTGCCTGTGGGGAGGTATTAAATAGGTCGCTGGTAAGGGTTTTCTATCTTCATCTTTTAAGGGTAATGCCTAATGCCATAAATTATCCTTGGTTTTTGCTCGAGTTTTCACCAGACGAAAAAGGATGTTTCTCTGGTGAAATTAATAGTTGACATATAATGTGAAGTATGATATACTGTCCATAACAAATAAAAGGAGGTAAAATATTGAAACTTGAAAATAAGGCTGACTGGAGAAAATTTCTTAGACAGTATGTCGATAAAATAGTGGCGAATGGGATGGTGACTACTCTCTTTACCGTGATAGAACATTCCCTGATTGCAGGGGATACTGTTGGAGTCGAGGGAATACTTACGATCAAACCAATTGTCAGAAAGGGAAGGGTTGTAAAAAACAAACATACAGGCGAGGATATTACAGTGCCGGATAAAAGAACATTAGCCTGCGTTGTAAGAAAAGAAATGAAAGAAAAATTAAATAAGGAGGAATGATGGATATTTCACAAGTCGTTATCGTTGGGCGGACAGTAAAAGCACCGGAAATAAGCGATCTTCCTAGTGGGACACGCATGGCAAAGCTCACTATAGCCGTATCCACAGGCTGGGGAGATAAGAAGAAAACCAGCTTTTTTGACTGCAAATGCTTTGGGAAAACAGTAGATGTCTTTGATAAATATGTCGGTAAGGGCAAAGAAATTGGCATTACTGGAACCCTGGAGCAAGAGACATGGAAAAATAAAGATGGTGAGAATCGTAGCAGGATAGTAATTGTGATTAATTCCCTTTCTCTTGGAGGGAAGAAAGAAGAAGACAATGACGATGACGGTAGTGGTGATGTGCCATTTTAAGGGAAACTGTGGAAGGGGTTTGATAGATGATGGGGCAGATTAATTGCAAGACGGCAAAGCAGAATACATTCCTCCCAGTTTGTGTAAATGCTTTCTGCCCCATCAAAAATCATTCACTTTTCGTTTGAGCCATCCAATGAAGGTTCTGCTGTAAAACGCAGACAGCGGGAGATAATCCATTGTACAGTGGATTGGACGCAAACGGGACTGACACCGAGAAAGCTCTATTGTTTTAACGGCTTCTCTCTATCCGAAGAGAGTTTCCTGGACAAAGAGTAAACCGTATAAGCTCGAATAAAGCTCGGACGGAAAGGCTTAGATGGCTCAGCCGATAAGTGAATGAAAAAGCGAGAGTAGCCTAAAGGTTTGGCAAGGATTACAGGTTCTTGTGGAGTTGTCATACCTTTTGGAATTATACTCCATTGCAGGTTCGAGTCCTGCCTCTCGCATCAATAACTGATTTACAGACTGCCAGAAGAATTGGCAAAGAAAGATGTTACAAGGAAGGTACAACCTTGTACTTCGAGTGTTCATGTCTGGCAGTGTGTGAATCGGTAGTGGCGGAAAGGTAAAACGATACATTATCTAAGTCCAATACGAGAGCCTTAGGGGCGTAGACTTGAAGAGTAGGTCTGGACATGTGCAAGGTTCGATTCCTTGCCTACCGATTAGGGTGTTGTGATTCAGTGGATCGTGGTAGCACGGTCGGTCGCAACACCCGTGTATGATAAAATGTCATAGGTTGATTTGGAGGTAAATAATGGAAATGATGAGCAATTATTACGGGTATGGCAGTGATGGTATTAAAATTGATTACGATATGAAATACCAGGAGAGGCTGTACGCTGCTGAAATAGCCGTGGACACAGAAGACGAGAGATAACAAAGAGGAGAAAGAATGAAATTTATAATCCCAATGTCAGCCAAACCTTTCGTCATGCTGACACAAAAAACAAAATGGTATGCTGCCGGGCAAGAATATGCAGCATACAAAGATTCTTGTTTTGAGTACATGATAGCAGAAACTAAGAAAGAAGAGAGGGAAAGTCTTGGGGCATGTGACTATCTATCCTTGTCTATTACTGCGTACTTGCCTATGATCAAAAAAGGTAAAATTAGTCGCCTCACAGGGAAAAGAGGGGACGCCACAAACATCCTCAAGGCAGTGGAGGATGGAATATATAACAAAACATCTCCATTAGGGAATGACAAAAAGAACCTTAAGGTATCCAGTGAAATCCGGACAACAACCGGTGACCCTTGGATTGAAGTCGAGATATTACCGTGGGAGGTAAAGCATGGCGAAAAATAATTATGACAACACTTCGCCTATGCCGCAACTTTCTCTGTCATGGGAAGACAGAGAATTAATCATTGACAAGGTATGTAATGAAATGTCCCTAACTAGTGCTGACTATGCAAGACTTGAAGTAGTCACAAACCAAAGGATACTCTGGGAAGTGTTACTTGAAGAGGGATTGACATACCCTATGATAGCAAAGGAATTGATGATTTTGTTGAAGTCTGAACATAAAGACCCAAAACTCAAGCTATCAATCATCCAGACAATTATGGCTATTGGTGACATTCCTTCTAAGATAGGAACAATCCCATCAACAGGGGAAGAGACTATAAGCGTTAAAGAGCTACAGAGCTTACACGATAGATGGGAGAGTGAAGATGAAGACGAATAAAGAGCTTTTGTTCGAGGCAAGCACTCGGTGGAAAGCAGCATTGCTTGACCCGTATTTGTTTTTAACGGATTTTTGTACCACCTTTGACCCACATTCTCCGGAGGCGTTCATCAGAAAATTCCCCAAAAAGGAATATATCAAGTATATCTGCCGGAAGTGGCAAGAAGAGAACCGTGTATCGATACCTAAGTCAAGACAGATTATGGTATCATGGTCAGTGGTATGTCTTCTCTTGTGGGAGAATATTAAAAAGCCGGACCAGATTACATTCATTCAAAGTAAGAAGCAAGCAGACGCAGGATCCGCACACATAATAAATTCACTACTGCGTAGAATGATATTTGTCATAGAAAAACTTCCCAAATTATCTGGAGTGAAGTATAAAGTTGTCTGGACCCCAAACGCTGTCCTGTCCCTGGGAAACGGCTCAACCATCCAGGCAGTGTCAGCCGAGAGCGAGTCCATACGGTCAAGCTCGGCGAACACCGTATTCGTAGACGAGGCAGCACATATCGACGAGTTAGAGGCTATCCTTGCCTCTGTGCTGCCATTATTGTCGCATGACGGCAAGATGATTCTTGCGGGTACGCCCGATAGTGAGTATTTTACAGATTTAGTATTTGATGGGATGTGAGGAGGTGATGAATATGTATGAAATCATTAACATCACTAGAATAAAAAAAGTATTTTGTCCTATATGTCCATGTGTAGGAAAAGAAGGGTATATCTGTCCTGCTGCCATTGCAAAATATGACGAAGAATCTTTGCTTGAATTTCCTTTTCGGTTAAACAGAGAGGCTATAGTATCGGCGGTACATACCTCTCAAAAGAAAACAGTTGCTAAAGAGAGTACAGGTGTTATTATTGTCGATAGACCTGATTATTCTGGAGGTATAATTGTTAAATTTGATGATTTTGAAGGCAATTATTATCTCTCACGATTGCAGATTCCTTATTTGGATGATTATTGTTCTGTAGCAATAAGATATATAGATACATATGGATATGATGAAACACTAAAGAATGCAGAAAAGCTACAGACGGAGAGATCTCTTTTTCAGATTCCCAGTTTTCCTGATGAGTCCATGGACAGAGAAACGGCATGGGCATTGAAAAGAGCATATAGGCATTGTAGTACAAAAAGGATGTGATAAAAAAATGGCAAAGATAGTAATGGACAGTGTTGAGTATGATGTGCCTAAGGAAGTGGCTGCACTTTTACAGGTAGTGAGCGAGGAGCGGGATGGATTAAGAGAGCTTGCAATATGGATGACAGGCTGTGGCTATGATTTTACTCAGCATGAGTATTTTTGTACGAAGAGGGATGAGTATTTTAAAAAGGAGAAAATAACATGAGGAACATACTAAGCAAACTCAAAATAAGCGGAGAGGACTTTAGCATAATCCAATGGGATAGATGCGAAAAAGATAGAGTCCAATATTCAGGGCAACTGCCATATGTGTGCAATTACGGCAGTAAAGAAATATGGATTGCTTCCGATGTTTCTTCTCAGGGGCAAGAAGAAGCAATGCTTCTTGCGACCATCGAAACGATTAGTGAAATAAATAAATTAAGACTGACACAACATCAAATATGCGTGCTGGGGAAAAACATATTTCAATCAATGATTGATGGCATTGGCGAGAAAGCCCTAAACACGGAGAGAGATGATGTCGTCAACAATGAGGAAATAGTTGAAAATAACATCTCTTAATCTTTCCCTTTAGGTGCGTACGACTTCCCCTTGATAATCTGCCGCCAGTCGCCATTGCCTTCGCTTAGGGCTGTCAAGCCAGCGTGTGTTTTTCCAAACTGTCTTGGCAGTCCAGCGAACTCCGCAGAACGAGTCAAAGCTAATGCAATATTATTTACATCCGGGTTACTATACGCCCTTTCTACTGACTTCAATGCCCTGTTAAACCCATCAATTGCCGCAGGGGTGTATCCTTGATGTGTACTCAAAGAGAAAGCCAAAGAGCCTATAAGCGGCACACCTGACGCTGCTGACTGCAATACCTTTGATGCACCAGGCGTAGGTGTTAATCCTGTCATTGCTGTCTCGCCATAGCTGGCCAGTATCGTAGCTGTGAGCAGGCGTGAGACCATGACAGGATCACCTTCTTTAACAGAAATAACACCTTTTTTCATCAAATACTGAAATCTGCTATTCATGGTACTTGTCAAGATTGTAAATAGCCTTCCTGTGGTGCTTGTGTATGCCATAGGTCTCTGCATAGCAGTAACGCCACCCATAGCAGCGTCTATGGTATCAGATATATTCATAATAATATCGTCATATTTCTCTTTACTTACTCCTGCCTTGTTTAGTGCCTGTATTAGCCCTGACTCATCAAGCTTAGGATTTTTCAAAGCGACATAAAATTCAGGATTATCCCCGACTAATCGCTTGAACTCCGGATACAGAACCCTTGCCATATTATGTTTTGCTACAAACCTATCCGTTTTAGCTATCCCACCAAGAGTAACCCTGCTTATTGCACCTGCCTCGTGTCCGTGGATAGCTATGTCAGGTACTCTCTCCATGACAGACCCCAGGGCATGTGCTACTGAAACAAGACCAGGGGGAACATTGTATTTATACCCTTTAGTTGTAAGGGCAAGGTCAATGAACGATAAGTTTTGCTTTGCTATGGTTATCGGGTTCAGTCCCAGGAGTGATTGAATGACAGCACGCTCCATCCAACGAGCTACAGGACTGATAGGGGCAGGATTGACGACTAATTTAAGCCTGTCTTCCATGTCCTGAGTGATAGTCTTCCCAAGCTTCCGGACAAATTCAGGGTGACTAATAAGATTTTTCGCTTTAGCCGTTTCATCTGCCATGTGAATATATTTTGCGTAGTTAGCAAAATGTTCGTGTAAGATTTTACTTGGATTATGCTCGTAATCATTGTATGAGACAGGTTTTTCCCTCTTAATCAGACTTTCAAAAAAAGCTTCTGATTTTGAAGGAACATGTGCGGATGATCCCTTGTCAAGGAATTTTATTTTTTCATTTATCTGTAAAGGAAAATATTCTTTTAATATAGGTGCAGTTTCGCCATGTCGCTCCATGACAGCCCTCATTGTTGGGGTGAACTCGCTATCCCTGTCTTTTTTCCATATATCAGCGGCGGCTTTCATTCTTGGTGATAGCTCTTCGTAACCTACAGGCTTAAGACCGTCACGCTTAATAGCTTTGATATAGGCTTCCCCTTGTAGCCCGAATTGATACCGTGAGAACATCTCTTTTTCTGCTTCCGTTGTTTTGTTCCAGAAGGGGGCATATTTTCCTTGTAGACTCTCTCCTGTTTGCGTAGCTATGCGTTCCACTTTTCTTAATGGATCATAGAATATCTCCTTGACACCAATTCGTGCCATCTGGTGCTGCGGGATTTCAAATTTACCCAAGCCCCTAACAACAAGATATTTTGCGTACTTAAACTTACCGCCAATTGTCCGTGTATCAATCTTTATCGGGGCAACCCCTTTTGTTATGGTTGCAAGTTTAGCCTCCGTATCCATGGCTTTTTCCATGTCAAATGCTCTTTTCTTTGCAGCAATAGACATAAGCCGTTCCTCTTCCCCTAAACGAATGAGATCATCAGCGGTCTTTACTCCTGCCCGGGCATTGGCATGTTGATTGATTAGCTTGATAGAAATACCTTTGGTAGCCAATGCATTTAATTCTTCAATTACCGTTCTAACAGGTAATGCGTTTGGATTTTTAGCTGGCTTAACAGAAATTCTATGCGTCTTTTTTGGCGTAGCACTCCAGTATGCGTGCCGTGTAGATTCCTCGGCTCTCTGTTTAGACGAAGGAGTCTTTTTTATTTTCTTTGTATCCTCTCCTGTTTTAACCCATTGATTAACTCTCCCTGTGTTAATTGCTGTATCAACGGGGGACATCTCCTGTGGTGGAGTCTTGATGGGTGGTTTGACATGCTCCGCCTCCTCGTTTACTCTTGCATAATAACTGTCGTATTCATCATCTAATTGTTTTCCCCACGATTTACTACCCTGTAACCGTTGCCCTTTTTGCTTAACAAGCTGCTCAAATAGATGGTCTGATGGGTTCATATTGCTTGGTATGCGTGGAATTAGTCCAGCACTTTCCAAGTCAACCGCCCATTCATCTAACCCACGACCTGTTTTATTCAGAGCACCTAATAATCCGCTTTTTTGATAATATTTTATTCCTCTATCCTTATCTATCCTTATTCCACCATTATTTTTGATATACCCAGACAGTGTCCCTGCTTTTTTAACAGATACAACAGTCTTGACTGGTGTTTTAATAGGCTTAATGGTAGCCACAGCGGGAAGCGAGAAGCGTTCCTCAAAAGGAATAAACTTTGGCACTCCAGGGGCAGGTGCAACAGGCTTGACTGGTGGTATTTCATTGGCATCCTGTGCCAATGATTTAATTTCAGGTAAAATGGGTTTGGCATGTTCAACCTTCACCAAATCAGGATAATCTCTTAATACTTCTGGCGGGACGGTCTTGCCTTCGGAAAGGGCTTGTTTGATAAAACCCCTGTGAGCCATTTCCATATTCCCTTTACCTGGTAACCCTGAAAAATGCCCTTCCTTAAACATCTCTTGCATTTTTGTTTTATTGTATGGATAAGGTTTATTAAAAAACTTCTCCCATGATTTTACTTGCTGTTCAAAGGTTAAACTTCCACTTGAAGGTATAGCCTCCTCAAACTCATTAGTAAAAAGTTCTTTTTGTCTCATCTGATACGCTTCTTTTGCGATTTCCTTTGGTGCTTTAGGAATATTTGGCGTAACTTGATCAACAGACTTTGCTTTTGTCTCTATAACTAACTCAGGATAATCCTTTTCCCAGCCAGCATAAGGTGTCTTGCCTTCTTTAATGGCCTGCTGCACCTTCATCCCATGTAGTCTCCTAATATTTTTACTGTTTTTGGCTACTGACTCCATAGCGTAAATTGCGGCTGCTTTCTTTTTTGACGCACTCGCATCCCTGCTTCCGCCAACTCGGTATCTTGCCTTTGCTGCTTCAGTAATTCTGGTCATGTCTTGGAAATCATCTGGTGATAATAAATATGGTTTTCCTATAAAATTCTTCTCCATTTCTTCGTAATTAAATGGTTCAATTTCAGGTGAGATGGGTTTGGAAGGCTTGCCTGCTGGCTTGACAGGAGGTGGAGTTTTAACAGTAGCCACGGCTTTTCCTACCGCCACCTTAAAAGAACCTGCCGCTGTTGCCACTTTATTCGCTGCCACCTTAGCAACATACTCCTCTGTGGTAAACCCTTGAGATTTCATAAAAGCAGCCGCTTCTTCCATTGCCGTTGGAGCTTTACTCTTAAGTAACTTATCAACTACTTGCTTTATTCCGTCGAATGGTATTTTTATGGACATGGTACACCTCTTACTGTGAGTCGATAAGTAGCATTCTTGTCTTACGGTCAGCAGCAGATTCTTGGGGCATTTTGTAACCTTTGTAGGTGGCTACGGCAACAAGGTTGGTAATAGCAGCTTTTTTAATCTGTTTACCCCTTTCATACAACAACTTCTCACCTTTATATGCAGCAATTGCGTTGCTTGTCTGTGCCGGTGTTGATACTACAGGTTTGGCTATCTTATCAATTTCTTCGGGTGTCCATGTCTGCTTTTTTGTCCCCTCTTGTAGTGCTTTTTTCTTTATAGAACTAACATATGATTCTGCAGGGGTAACAACTTTCTTTTCCCAAAGTGGTGACCTTAATTCTTTCCCTACCCAGCCCATACCCTTGCCCCCAACACCTTTCCCGCCTTTGAAAAGAGAGGTAATCGCTCCAGGTGCATAGTGGACGAGTCCAGCCATTGCAGCAGCACCTTTCAGTGTTTCCTTTGCTGTTACCCCTTCTCCGCTGAGTGCTTGTATACCAGCAGAGAGTCCCGCACCAGCAACGCCACCACCAAGAGTAACTTTGGCTAATGATTTTAGACCTTTTTCGGCTACCCGTTTGAGCATTCCTGCACGAGTCAAAACACCACCATAAACGGAAGCGGGGATAGCACCTGTTTCATAGGCTACTGCCCTGTCCACAGGAGTCAGCCGAGCTTTCTCAAAGGCAGTCTCAGGGATAAGAGGAGCACCGCCAGACAAAATACCCGATAACGCACCTCTTCCAACAGATACCCCTCTTGCCAGCATTTTTTGACCCTCTGGGATATTCATCCTCGTACTCTTTATAAACTGGTCTCTGACCTTGTTCTGCTCTTTATATGCCATTATAAAATTGGGCACAGCATATCCTGCATCCGTGACAATCTTCTTCAAAACATTGTCACCGGCCCCTTGTTGCCTCGCTATTCTTACCGCCTGAGAGGTAGCAAGAAATTTTTTTACCGTTGGTGTTGGCATAATTATCTCCCCATATCATCAAATTCAGACTTCTTTAATACTGGTTGATTTACTGGCTGCTTTTCTGTTGCAGTTTTCCCTTGTTTTGCTACTACCTTCTTTGTTTCCTTCGCTACTTTTTTCTTGTCCCAACCCATAAGTTTGTCCAATACCGAAGGGGTAACCTCAATACCATAAGGCACACGCAACCCTTGTTTTTGGAGGTCATAAACTCGTTGTCTCTGAGCTTTTCCAGCAGATGTATTAGAGTTTAGAAGAGTTACATAATCTGCTTTCGCTTTCGCATATGCTGTTGCTGCTGCTGCCTTTTCTTTCTTTGCGTCTTTCTGCATCTCGTATTCAAGCTTAGCCACGCTAACCTGTTCACCCAGAGTAACAGGACGAGCCGGTGAGGGCATTCCCTTTAGTCTCCTTGCTATTTCCCCTGCTACCCCTAATTTTTCTACATCTTGAATATACCCAGCCTTTGTATCCTCTACTTTCTCTTCCCTTGTTGTCGTTCTATTCACTGTATCTTGTTCTGCTTTTAGCTTTGCTGCCGCCAGTCTTGCGTCATTCTCAAGACCAAACTGCTGGAGAAAGGTGGCTGTCTTGGCTGCTTCTTTCTTGGCTTCCAATGCCTCTTTTGCACGCATTGCCATGACCGTGGTTGTTCCGTGTGCTATCCCCGTCAAAGGGGCATAATCACCCGACTTTGCTCTTGCGAGTGCAAAGGTAAGAAGACCTGCCTGTATCGCATCGGGGGCGTGTCCACCAGCAGATTTAAGTCCCTCAACGAATGCTTGGCTTTGTTTGTAGTTATTCACAGGGCTGGGGATTTTCACTGGAGACAGGTTGACAGCCATAGGTATTCGCTGACCATTAACCTGCCACCTATCAATGCCTCCCCTCATTAGGTCATCAGGCATAGCCTCGGCATTACGAATATCAGTAGGGTTACTGTTTATTCTGGCTCTTTTCATTAATTCGCTTAACATTGACATAATTTAATCACCATATATCCATAGGATGTTTAGCTCTTGGGACTTTTGGAACTGTTGGCACTCCTGGTGTCTTCTCTCTACCCATGTAATACTGCTGTAACCCAGACCAGACATTGTTATACATGTCAGCTTTTCTCTGGTTCTTCCGTTCAAGTGCCGCCTGCTTCATTTCAAATCTCTTGGCATCGATATTGGCGAGCAGATTTTGATAGTTCTTATTCAACTCACCTTCCATGCCTATCTGAGCGACACCCTGTCCAGACGAGCCATACATGCCCCTGCCTGCAAAGGTATTGGCTATCCGGGCAGTCCCTTCTTTTGCAAATTGGTTATTCTGCATGAGAGCGTTTTTCTTGACAGAATCGGCATACTGATTGAATGCAGCCTCATCATACTCTTGCTGTTTCCCCATTCGCTTATCAAGGTACAAAGCACCGCCTACACCTAATGCTTGCATACCATATTTTTTTAACAATCCCAATATCATTGGATTCATTATGCCCTCCTATTGCTCTTAGCGATATTATCCCAGACCTGAGAAAGTGTAAGCTGTACCTCTGGTTTCTTTGGTCTTCTTGCTGGACCAGCGATAAACGCCTGGACGCCACCTGTAAAGAAAAACTGTACTGGTGAATAATTAGAGTTATTTGTTTTGACACGCCAGAAATATTTCTGCCCCATAATTAGCTTGATCGTCTTGTTTGTCTCTATGATATTATCCCATGTAAAAGAGTTATTAAATAGGCTATCCGTCCCTACCTGCAATGTATAGGATGCTGCCCCTGAGACTGCCTCCCATGACATGTCAGGGGTTGTCTCTGCACGCCCATTGTTTTCAGGGAAAGTCAATACAGGAGGAAGCACAATCGTATTAAGAACACCAATATCAGACCACTCGCCTTCACCTGTAGAATTTACCGCCTTTACACGCCAATGATAGTGCAAACCAAAAAAAAGCGGAATTGCCTGAAAAGTCGCTGAAGGGTTATCTAATGCATATTCATTAAAGAAAAGAGGGTTAGGGTTAATGCCGTATTTAAAAATATAACTTTCTGCCCTTGCAGCGATATTCCATACAAAAACATTGCTATAGGGGTGCTGGTAAACATTATTAATAGGACTCACCAGTGTTACCTTTTCTGGAATTTCTAATGCCACGATTGTTGTAAAACTTCTCATAATTCCTCCATCTACTGGCTACCCTTAAAGAGTAGCCAGTAAGCCCAAATCCTTACGCCGAAACCCATGCAGATACCCCACCTGCATTCACAGCCCTCATCTTCCAGTGATAAATTGTACCATTCACCAAAGGAGTTGTCAGAGTTACCGTTGTTCCCGTTAGCCCTGTCAATGACTGGATGTCTACAGTAAACCCATCTATAGCCCCAATCTTCAGCTCATGCGTAGCTGCCCCAGAACCTGCAACCCATGTAAAAGTCGTCAAAATTGCCACATCTGTTGCCAAATGTACAGGTGTGCTTAATACTGGTGCACCCGGTGCTGCCACGATTGTCGTAAAACTTCTTGCCATACTCCATCCTCCTTGCCCTGCGGCATTGCGTGTCTTTACCCGCCAATAATAATCTTTACCATTTTGAAGGTTAGCATAATGAAAAGCACCACCACCACCTTCCCATCTTGTCTCTACTATATCTGAAAAGTCTGGAAATAAACTAAGTTCAGCACCATAGTTACCCTCACTACCAACAACGCTACTGTATGCTAAGTCAACAACAGTTGGCATATTAACTGCATTATCTGCGGGGGAAGTTAGCCACGGCATACTGGGGGGAAAACTTGCTTGACAAATAGCCCTAACATGTTTTAATGTATTTTTAAGACCAAGTACAACCTGAGCAGAAGCATCAAACCATTCTAACCATGCGTTAGAAATATCATGCTCTGTAGAACTCCAATAATCAGCGGCAGACAAATCAGTAAAACCAGTAATAGCATTGAGAACATCTTTTTGTAAATATAACTCATTTAATTCAGATTTTGATGGTAGATACCATGCATCTAAATCAGCGTCGGGAGCAGGTAATACATAATCAGCACAAATCCGTGCCGCATAATTAACTGTCGTACCCTGTGCAGCTACAATAGTAACAGTATTTCCTGCCCCAGCACCAATGCCATCCCCAGTAGCCCCTGTTACACTATCAGTCCCATTATTCCATTGTATTCCTGCACTTTGGTCAGCCGAAGAAGCCACAAGCCCTGTAGCCTTATCGGCAGACAACCAGAATATTCGACTATCATTGTTTTTGCCATATCTACCGCCAATGGATGGTAATATCCCTGGTCCCTGCGTTATCTGTATAGGCAACCCAGTTGCGACCACTCCACCCGTATCCTCCGCACGAAAACTATGACTGTATGCTCCTTTCCCCGATAATGTTGTTGAATAACTAAACTCAACCCCATTTGCATAATCTGTACCTGCACCAGTCATAAGCATATCTGCTATGACCTCGCCACCTGTAGAGGTAATAATAACCCTCGGTGAATCGGCATCTGGAGGTAATGTTCCTGTATATTTCACCTTAAACACAAAAGTAGTATTTATGTCGCCTTCATTTGGGGTAACTCCATTACTTTGAGCTCCTACCCATGATAAAATCGGATTTGCCATAATTCCACCT